TAGATAAGTATTTAAAATCTTATGGAAAGGATATTGACCATTTATTTAGTTTTAGAAATCTTTCAGTATTAGAAAGAACTTCTCACAATAACCCTATACCTATAAAAAAAGGGCTTCTAATAACTGGATTAACCCCACAACAAAAACAACAAGCGTTACAAGCTTATTCTCAATATTTAGATAGTATATTTCCTAATAGTAAAGTAAAAGATATTGTTTATCATGGTAGTAAAACAAAATATACTTTTAGAGATTATTTATCTGATACTTTAGATTATAATACTACAACTACTCAAGTTTGGGTAGATGGTATTATGGATACAGATAGGTCTATAGTTAGAACATTATCAGATAAAGAGAAAAAAGAATACCAACAAAATGGAAGAATTGAAACAGGAGAAGGGTTTAAATTAAAAAACGGTGAATATGTGTATTATAAAAATTCTCAGTTAGATGAATTATATAATAAAGGTCGTTTTGAAAAATTTAAAAAAAGAGAACATGATTATGGTGGGCTTGATACTTTTTTAGGTACTGGTCATTATTTTACAACATCTAAAAAAAATGCTGAAGGATATAATAGAGAAGGTTTATATTCTGCTATTGTTGATATAAAAAATCCATATACAGAAAATAAAGGTTATTCTAACAGTAGGAGTGGTAAAGGTTCTCAAGAACTTATTGATAAAGGTTATGATGCTGTTACAGAAAAAATAAATGGTGGACAAGAATATAATATATTTGAACCAGAACAAATTCATATATTAGGAGGTAAACAAGATATAGAAGGATTTAAAGAGTTTGTTACTACTAAATCAGTAATTGAAGCTCCAATAGTAAAACAACTACAAGAAGAGGTTCCTGATGGACAAACTGGAGAAGTTATAGTTAAAAAACCTGAACCAGAAGAAAGAAATATAAAAGTAGATCAATATACTTTTACAATTAAACCAGATGGTAAAATATATTTTGGTAATGGTAAAGAATTAACTGATCAAACTATTAAAAATAAAGTGTATATTAGAAAAGAATTAGAAGATGGTACATTAAGAGTGTCTAGTTATAACAAATCTAATTATTATATACTTTCAGATAATACTATATTAGGTTCAGGAAAAACTAACTTAGCTAAAGAAACAGTATCTGATCCTTTAACTAAACAAAGAATATTAGACGCAGCTTCACTTTATAAAAAATCTTGTCCTTAATAAATAATATTATGCCTTGTAAAACACAAATTAAAATAGATTTAAATAAAGAAATTGATAAAAAATTAGGTGGGTATAGAGATACTACACATAGTGACTTTATGGCTAAAGAATTTTTAACAAATATTAATAATAAATATCCTAATTTAGCTAGCATAAGTGTTTTTGATAAAGATAGAGTTGTAATAAATATTTCTGAAAAAGTTTTTAATAGTATTGTTGATGAAAAATATGATGCTCAATTAAAAATAGAAGAAGAGTTAGCAATAATGTCTGGTGAAGTAGATTTTGATGAAAAAGATACTAGTTTTTATAATGGTGATGAAGCTCTATTTGATCAAGAAAACAAGGAAGATATCTTTATACCAGAAGTAGAAGATATTGCAGAGGTTGAAGAAGAATATCCTATTCAAACTGAGTATAAAAAAGAACTTGAAAAAACTGGTAAAAAACCAACATCAGTTATAATTGGTGGTTCAAAAGCTATTTTAAATAATATTACTGGTACATATGATATAACAGATTTATCAGGTAAAATAATATTATTAAAAAATATTAACCTAGATACTATGGAATTAGTAGAAGAACCAGTATCTTTAAAGCCATATGATCAAAAAGCATTTAATTCTTTTGTAAATGATACTATGTTAAATTTATTTACAGAAGAACAACTTGCTTATAAAGGTATTGACATTACTGATATATTTGATGAGTTAGAAGTAATTACTACTGAATCTCAATTAGTCAAAATAATGGTTAAAGTACTTAAAAATTTGTGTTAATTAAAAATTCTAAACAATATGTATTGCCCAATTAAAACCAGTAAGGAGTATGTAAAAATACTTAATGAAGTAAATGGTAATGATACTAGAGCTGAAGAAGAATGGATTAGACAAGGTTTTGATTTAAATAAAGATTTAAATTATATACCTGATGCTGAATTAGAAAAAACACCTGAAGTAAAGAAAGATGATATAACTACTATGGTGGATAAAATTTGGGTGCATTTAGAAAAACAATTAAAAATAATTCAAGGTCAAAAGTTAATTAATCAAACAGAAAAAGAAGAAAGACAAAAAAAATTAATTGATGAATTTAGACATCTAGAAGGTATTAATTCTATTAACATGTTTGTTAAAGACAGTTATAAAGAAGCTAAAGATATTGAAAAATTAATGAAAGCTGTTATTAATAAAAAAGATGATGGTACAGAAGATTTTAAAAAAAATAGGATTATAGAACTTACTAAATTAAATTCTTTTGCTAATAGTTATAATATTCTTGATGAAATTTCTAAAGCTGATATATATAGTTTTTTTACTGCAAAAGAAGGAGAAGAAGAAATTTCTGAAGAAGATAATAAGACTATAAGAGAAATGTTAACAGATGCAATTTCAATAAGAAAAGCAGTTAAAGAACAATATATAAAATTAGGTATACCTTTAATGGCTTCATTTTTACTTAATTATAAATCATTAAATCTAGATGAAGCAATTAATAAAGAATTAATAGAAATAGAAAAAAAATTAAAAGCTGAAAAAACATCTGCAAATCCTAATGATAAAAGAATTAAAGCTTTAACAGAAAGAATTGCTAAATTTCAATCTTTTACACAGACTCAAGAGTCAATGGAAGAGTTATTAAAATTTTCATCTAGAGATGAAGGTTCAATGGAGTTTTGGTTTGGCCCATTAATAACTAATGAAGATGCTTCATTAGGGTTATTTGCAAAAGCTGTTAAAACAGAATTTGAAGGAGCAAGACAATTAGATATAGCTATAGTAAAACTTGCAGCTAAAGCTTTTTTAAAATATAAAGATAGTCAATCAGAAAGCAGAGATACTCCAGCTAAGTTCAATGAAGGTTTATATGAAGTATTAATATCTCATGGTACAAATAATAATGGAGAGCCAACTACTATTAAAAAAATGGCTTTTGTACAAAAATATGATATTAATAAATATAGAGAAGCAGAAACTAAATTATATAAAGCTACTAAATTAGGACCTAATCCAACTGATGCAGAAATAATAGCAAAATCTAATTTTGAAGCAAATAAATCTACTATATTAAGAGACTGGTATGCTAAAAATGCACAAAAAAAAAGTGATGAAGAAATTGATAAAATTCTTCTTGAAAAAAATAAATTAGTAAATGGTGGTATTTGGACTAAAGCTGATTATGATAAGTGGCATAAATCTGTTTTGCAGATTAAAAAAGATGGTACTAAGATTTATATGAAAGAATTTAGTGAGCCAGCTGATATATATCTTAATAAAAATTGGGAAGCACTATATGATAAAAATGATAAACCTAAAAATGCTAAAGGGGAATATCATTCATTTTTATTAAATCTATATCTTGATGCTCAAGAAAAAGTACCTGATGCTCAAAAAACAGGTTATGTTTTACCATCAATACATAAACGTAGTATAGAAAGAAGTAGTATTAAAAGTGTTATAACAGATAAATTTAAAGATGTGACATCTATAAGAGGAGATGAAACTGATTTTAATTTGTCAAATTTAGCTGATGAAGGTGCAAAGTTTATACCTGTATACTACACTCAAGATATGGATGCTGATGAAGTAAGTTTAGATTTAATAAGAAGTGTAGAACTTTATTCTCAAATGGCAAATAAATATGAAGCAGTAAATAATATTTCAGCAGAAACATCAATGTTTAAAGCTATAATAGGAGATAGAGAAGTTGCTGAAACTAATTCTAAAGGTGTTGCTGTATTAGATGCTCTTGCAAATAAACTTGGTATTAAAGTTAATATTAAAAAACAAGGTGAAGCAAATGCTAAAAAACATGTTGATGCATTTATAAACATGAATCTTTATAATGAAATGCAAAATGCTGAGATACTTGGAGATTATTCTATGGGTAAGTTAACGAATCTTGCATTAAGTTATTCTGCTATAACAAGTATTGCTGCAGATTTACTTAAAGGTATGGCAAATAATTTACAGGGTAATATCCAATTAATTATTGAAGCTAACTCATCTGAATTTTTTAGCAGAAAAGATTTAAGAAAAGGTAAATTGTATTATGCAAAAAACTTAACCTCATTTCTTTCTGATTTTGGTAAACCAACAGCTGAATCACTAGTAGGTAATCTTGTAAATCATTATGATGCAATGCAAGGTAACTATAAAGATCAGTATGGTAAAAATGTTTCAGGTAGTGTATTTGCTAAGTTAATGAGAACTGATACATTATTCTTTAATCAGCACTTTGGTGAGCATGAGATACAAGTATCTGCAATGTTTGCATTAATGGAAGCAACTAAAGTTACTGATACTAATACTGGGGAAATAATTTCTCTTTTAGAAGCATATACTAAATATGGTCTTGAAGAAATTGAAAAAAATACAGATTTTACTAATAAAAAGAAACTTGATTTACAAGATAGAATACATGCAATAAGTAAAAAATTACACGGGGTTTATAATGATTTTGATAAAGGTACTGCACAAAGATATTCAGTAGGTAGATTAGCTATCATGTATAGAAAACATCTTATACCAGGTTATAAAAGAAGATGGGGAAGACTTAAAGTAGATCAAGAACTTGGTGCTGTAACTGAAGGTTATTATATAACTTTTTATCATACAATGTTAAAAGATTTGGCTAAGCTAAAACTTAACATGATGCAGAACTGGTCAACATATACACCTTTTGAAAAAGCACAAATTAAAAGAGTAATGGCTGAAACAGTAATTATACTTGGAACAACTGTATTTATAATGTTATTAATGCATGCATTTGGTGATGATGATGATGAGAAAAAAGGATATGCATATAACTTTATGCTATATGAATTATCTAGAATGCAATCCGAGACTTCATCATACATATCTCCTCCAGATGCTTATCGTACTGTTAAATCTCCATCAGCTATGGTTAGTACAGTAGAAAGAATGACAAAATTTGTTAATCAATTTTTATTTACATGGAGTCCTGAAAAATTAAGTTATCAAAGAAAAGAAGGTGTGTGGAATAAAGGTGATAATAAATCTTGGGCATACTTTCTTAAACTAATAGGTTTTTCTGGATATAACTTTACTCCAGAAGCAGCAGTTAAATCATTTAAAGCTACATTATTAAAATAAACTAACAATGGCTAATAAAACAACAGGAAGTGCAGGTGCTTCAATAAAAGTATCAAGACCAGGTGTACACTCTAAGAATGGTACATCTAAGCTTAAAAAATCAAAGCTCTATAAGAAAGGTTATCGGGGGCAGGGCAAGTAAGAAAAAAAAAAGGAGAGAGCCGTTGTGGCCCTCTCCTATAAGTTTAAATTCTTATTATTTAAATATATCAAGTTTAAAAAGGAGATACATTACTGTACCTCCTAATTGATATATTTGTTTAACTATACTCCCTTGGAGCAAGTGTTTTATAAGAAGAATTCTCCTCCTAATGTGTCATCATCAGTATCATCTAGATTAAAATTAAAATCATCATCCTCTAGTATATTTTTTGCTATAACTTCAATTTCTCTTTTATCTAACTTTTCTTGCAACTGTATAAGTTCCTCAGCTTCAGCAGGTTTAACTGCTTCTACTTCAAGTGCTTCTTCAAGTGCTTTTTTCTCAGCTAATGATTCATCCATGTCTTTAAGTCCTTGAAAAACAATTTCATCAAAACTTGGTAACTCTAATTCAGGTACACTTTCTACTACAAGTGCTTCAAATGTATTACCTGCTAGATCTTCATAGAATACAGCATCATAATTTGCAGCATATCTAATATCTTCATCAAGTATATCAGCTTCAATATCAGCTTCCATGTTATCTCTTTCAATTGCTAATTGAGATAACTCAGCATTTTCTTCAGCTTTTTCTATTTCAGTAAGAATATTTAACTGATTCTCAGGTTGCCCATAGTTTAACTCTAATTGATCTACAGGAACTAATTCAGCATTTTCAACAAAGTTAGCTAAATCAAATTCAAATGCAACAAACCAGTGAAATTTTCTCTGGTCATCCATCCAGTCTCTAGGATGTGATTTCTTGAATGCATAAGTAACATGATTATAGAATGCCCACAATGAATTTATCTCACAGTTGTAGTCATAACTTGGTTTATCCATTTGTTGTTTTACAATACTTATCTGCTCATTAGTAAGAAGTTCATACTCTGCGTATAATATACCCAATAATTCAGCTTGTTTTCTTTCAGTAATAGTAATTTTCTTCATTGTATCTTTATCAGCTACAATTTTGTCAAAGTATATATCTGCATTACTAATTTGCTCAATAATTGCTTGAACAGTTTCAGTGTCTGCAGTTCCAAGATGTTTTCTTCCATATGAACCCATATCTCCGGCTACTACACCATTCATACATATAAATACATAACCTCCCATTGCACATTTAAATCTCATTAGTTTATTATAACTATTAGACCATGCAAACATTAATCCTATCTCAGGATCTTTATTGTAGTTAATATAATATATGCCTTGAGCAATAGAGCCATCAGAATTAGATCTGTATGTCTCTTTTTCTACAGTGAAACCATGGAGTGTTAATTGCTCCATAGTATGATTAATAATAAATTCATGTGAGATAACAGTATATGACTCTGCATGATTTGGTAATGCTACACTAGTTAAATATTCTTTTGTGCAGTCTTTAGTTCTTATTGCCATTTTAAAATAATTTTAATTGATTAATATTTGGTGCTAACTGGTTAATTTCTTTATTGATTTTCTGTAAATAGAATTGCTTATTAATTAAATATTCATCAAAAGGCTTTTCTACATAGTTAATGAATACAGTCTGCATCCACTTACCACTTTCAACTTGTATCTTTCTACCATCAATTTTATTTGTCTTAATAATTTTAGACCCTTTCTCAGATATATAATATCTAATAGTCTGCTGTAGTTTTGTAGCTGAATACTCAGAGTTTTCTATTTTTTCTTCAATAAATTCCCAGTCACCTTTGATTTTAACTCCTCCACAATAATCATACACATTAGTCTGAGTAAGTAGAAAAGCTTCAGGTTTAATACCGTGTACAAAATGATAATATATTGCTCTTGGTATAATTAAAAAACTTTTATTCTTATGTAAGGCCAGATTATTAAACTCAAATCTACCTTTACATTTAGTTGCAGCATAATAGAACTTATCACCTTCTTCTTTAAAAAGATAATGTGGGTTCTCTTGCTTTACTTCATTATATTTATCTATATCTACAGGTTTGTAATCATGTATTGCTATGTAGTTATTTACATCTCCAAGAATCATTTTACTATAAGTATCATGTTCTAATTGAAGATTAGTTATCTTTTCCCATCTATTGCAAATTTCCAGATACTTATCTTGATATTCTCTAGGTATAATAGTTTCTAGACCATCAGTATTTTGCATCAAAGGATATGCATTAGGAATCTCCTCACATATCATTTCATATAGCATGCATAAACTTAACTGGCCATTAATTGTAATTTGCATAGTAAATTCTGGGTCATACAGAAAACTATTAGCATCATTACTTAATCCATAAGTTGAATTAAGAATAATCTTATATACATAATTCTTTACATCTTTTTTATCTATTTTTTTTCTTTCATTAAAAAACCATTCATATAACTCACAAAACTCTGCTTTTGGTAAATGTGCAGGAGACCAACCATTTCTAATTGCTAAGTTGGGATAATATGATACTACATCACTTGACATAATAATAACATCTTTACTAGATTCATATATACCACTCTTCCTTGCACCGTGAATACCACCTAAACCAAAATCAGTTTTAACACCTTTATAATTCAGACTATATTTAAATCCTCCTTTTGTGTTTTCTGGATATACAATTATTTCATTAAATCTTGTTAATAGTTTTTGAAATGTTGCAGTTTTAAATTCAGTATAATCAAGTATTATATCTTTTACTGTAATACTTTCTCTTTTAGTTCTTAATTGTCTTAAGTCATACTTTTTAATACCAGTACTCTCACTCAAAAAATGTAAAAATAACTCTTTACTAATTCTTGGTTCAGATGCACTGAATAAAGGAATATTATACTCCTCAGTTAATGTTTTCCTTAAAGCAATTTGACTTTTACTAAGCATCATTATACGCTTAGTTGACTTTACATCATTCCAACAATAACCAATTATCTCATCAATCTGATCAAATGTGGTCACTTTGGTAGTATGGTGTATAGGCATATCCTGTATGCTTTCCCAATCCATACTATACTGAATCCACTTTAGTGAGCTTCTTTTAGCAGGATTATCCCAATGATTTAACTTAAAGACATCTACTTGCTTAACACTCATAGTCTTTTCATAAAAATCTAGAAATTCTCCACTGTTTTGCTTATTGATTACATGTTGTGCTTTACTGTAAATCCATTCTGCAATCTCACTACCTGACATAAAAGATAGACTCTCAGCATTCTGAATTATATATTCAGTTATCTGACCGTCAAATCCTAATCCATTATAAGATACATGCCATTCATCATGTAATATATTCCTTTTAATAAATTGAATGTAATCATCAAAATCATTTTGTAAATCATGTACAACAAATACATGTCTTTCATCTGATTTAACACTTTCAAAGCATGCTATGAAACAGTTAATCATAGTTTCATAATCCATAACCCAGTGGGTCTTAGCTATTTCTCCCATATTTATTATTCAGTTAAGCTGTTTCCCCTATTTAGTTAAAAACACAGAGCATCAGTAATGACACTCTGTGAATTATTTAATTATTTTGCAGGTTGTACTGCTTTAGCTAATGTAGTCTGAAAGTCAAACTCTTTAGCATTAATACCTATATAGTTAATTAGATTTTTAATATCTAATTTGTTATCTAAGTAGTACTCTTGAAATGTTTCACTTGACACTCTTTCTTCTTTTACATTTCTACCATTAGGTCTCAATGCTTTAGTAGTAGTAGGGTCTCCATTTTCATCTAGTTTTGGTAACATGTGTAATGTAGTTTTAGTTACTTTACCTATGATAACAAATAATCCTGATGTCAAATCATAGATACACTCTACATAGGGTGAATCATTAGATACTGGTATCATTCTAAATGTACTGTGGCCATTCCATTCTGAACTAATTAATGTCATTGTGTTTTCTCCTGTCATAATTCTTATTTTAAATCTTTATTTAATTTTTGTAACTCTTCTATGTTTACTATTAATATTTCTTTTTCCATATCTGGTATAGTACATAATTCTCCTACTTCTTTTAACACCTCTTCTGATATACCAAGTAATTCAGAATAAATATTAAAATACCTTTCAGGAAATAAAAAACTATCCATATACATAAAATTGCTACCATTCTTATCAAAATGATCTCTTATTCTGCGCTTAACTGTTGGACTCATCTTACTGTATCTACCATTGATTAAATGCATCCAATCATCTTTTATGTCAGAAAAATCAAATGTATATAATACCTCAGTATCATTCAGTTTAATATAATCACTTAGTCTATTGTGTTTTAGTAATATGTTTTTCTCAAAATTCAGATAATCTTGATCTGTTCTTTCATGAAATACTGCTACTAGTTTCATATCCTCAGGTTTTACATAATCATTCCAGCCAAAATATGTTTGAACTGGAGTGACACTTAAACCTTTTTTAATGCCCAAGAGTGGATATACAAATATCTTGGATTTTTGAAAGTAATTTTTATAAAGCGCACTAATACTCATAATTGTTATAGTTTTACATTACCGGTTGCTAATTGATATGGAAGAGTAAAATCCTTATTAGTATAATGATAGTCTATAACTGTCAATATCTCTTTAAAATCTTCTTCCCACACCTTTAATGTTTCTGTTGATACTTGAAAAGGATAAATTAAATTAGCTTTATCAATCACAATAAAAGTAATAACAATTTTCCATTCAGATATATCAGGTAAACCTTTAAGATATTTACCCAAACTCAACTGTTTATACATGACGGCCTGTATCCAATATTTGTAATATTGCACTGAGTCTGGAAAATCCTGAATAGGTTTACCAGTTGTTTTTAAGTCATTAATAAATAAAGTCTTAGTATTATAGTCCATGACTACATTATCTAAGATACCTTTAAAACCAAATTTATACTTACTTGATTTTATCTGTACACCTTCTTCATTAAAGATTTTAACATTCTCATCTATATCACCATTAAGTTGCATTAACTCACTCACAATTGGATGCTTTCTTAATAACTCTACAGATTCTTTTGCTGTGTCTAGTGTAGCTTGATCCACAATAGTCTTACCTTGCTTTACTTTTAAAAATTCAAAGTACTGCATATTCTGTTCAGTTGTCATTTTTGCAATTCTACCTTCATCATTTTTTAATGACTGATACAAGTTAATACCTGCAAGTACATCAATTATTGAATCAGGAAAATCAGTTAATGTTAAATCAGTATCAGGTTGTGATTGATAAACCTTAAAGACTTCATCTACTAATAACCTGTTGTTATCTTTTGGAAGATTACCAGGTATTACTATGAATTCTTTATCAAAATTCTTTGGTTCAAGTAATAAACAATGTACTACTTTCCCTGCTACTAAATGAGCATCAACCATATCTTCTCTTTGATTTAAGATATAGTGTCTATAAAAAGCTGCTGGTGAATACAGCAGCTTATTAATACTTGAGTAACTAAAATAAAAGTCACTATTATAAAATTGATTTAATTCTTCATTATAAGAAATAGCCATCAGTGTTTGTTTTTAATTCTAGATTCACATTATCAAAGTCAATTAAGACTTTATCTATCTTTTCAGGTTCTGTTGCAATAGATGCAACAACTGCTTCTTCTTCTAAATCAGGTAATTCAATTTCTGGGGATGATGCAACAAAATCTTCTTGCACTACAAAAGTATAATTAAAATCCATAGCTTCAAGATATTCAGTACATAAAGTAATAGTTTTTACTCTAAAATATGTAGAATTACCTCCATCAGTTATATCATCCCCGTGGAGCTTTAGCACTATGTCAACATTTTCTTTAGTTAATTGCTTATGCTTTTTTAGTTTATCCATAACATCATCAATATTCATTCTAAAATATGAACTTGGTAATGTCATTAAAGATAATAATGATTTAAAATTTACATGTCCTTTACTTCTACATTGCTGCATTTGACTAGAGTATGAATAAAATAGTAAACTAAGATACAACACACTGTCTTCAAAATTTGAATTAGCCATGATTTCCATAGCCATTGTGTGATTATCAGTATCAGAACTATTAAACATTTCACATAAGCTGTCATACATATCAACATCAATACCCAATGCCTCATTTCCATTAAGGTGTTTTAGTAATTCTGATTCATCATATACTGGTATAGTTGAATTATTTATTTCTTCATAAGCATCAAGATATTCATTTTGTATAAAAATATAATGTGTAGAAGAATAACTAGTACCAGATGTTAATTTAAATGGAATATGTGAATTTTGAAGAAAAGCTCTTGTATTATATGAAATTCCAATTAATTCTCCAGTATAAAATTCTAATGCATCTATTACTTTTTGATTATAATAATCATCACCTAAGTTTAGAGCTAAATAATCTTCAAAATATTGTTTAAATTCAGCAGTATCAACAGTATATGTCCATTGCATAGTTGTGTATTTTGAATTACTATTTTCTGAAATAAAAATTGCTGATGCATTTACTAAATCAGTAGTAGATTTAATTTTGTAATCTTTTGCAAGATTTTTAAGTTTTACTCTTGGAATATTAACTCCTTTTGCAAAATATAATTTATCATTTAATGTAGGTGTATAACCTGTTAATACTGTGTTAAATATTTTATTATCATATATATTATTAAAATCACATATTTTAGTATCTATATCAAACCTAAAAGATAAAGAGTTTATATCATGATTATCATACCAATCACCATTTGCAATCTCCATCTCTATAAATAATGCCTCTTTCATATAATTTAATTTTAAAAAAAGCGGCTTTTACACCGCTTTATATTTGTTTTAATTGTGTTTATGCTCCTTTTTATGGGAAACAGTTTTATGCTTTTACTATTTGACAGCCATCTTTACTACTTGTGGATTCATCATTAGCTTAGAAAATTTAGGCTTATTGCCTGCTAATAACTCTTTCACTAAATAGTATTTAAGATCATTAGTGAATGCGTCACAGTCTGTAGTAAGTTTTACTAATCTGTTTATCATAGCATCACTTATAGAATGATTAGCTGCATGTGTCAATGAATAATTTATAAGTCTTGTAGTAATAATACTACTAATATCAGCTCTAAATTCATCTCCAGTACCTATTGCTCCATTTAATGCTCCAACTACATATGCTTCATTTACATTAGTCATAATATCAGCTGGAGATATAATTTTATCCATCTTGTTATTAATAAACATAGTGAACATACTAGAGAATTCAGGTCCTACTGAACCTTCTCCAATCATTTGAATTAACGGTAACTGCTCCTCAAACTTCTCAATAGAACTAATAGCATTAAAGAAAGTAGTAATAGCTCTTGGATTAACTTTTTGAGTTACTACTTCTGGATTCATCAACATAAAATTGATACATCTACCATCAATTCCTACTTGCTCAGCCCACTTAGCCCATACATTAATATCAAATTTAATTTCAACTGAGATAAATCTAGTCTTTTGAGCTACATCTAATGCAGTTACATTATAATCTCCATTGTCTGGATTTGAAGTTAATATTATGTGCCAGTTCTTTGGCAATTTCCAAGAAATATATTCCTGCTGATCAATAAGCTCCATAGTTGCTTGCATAAATCTATGATCAGCTCTAGTATAATCATCTAAAATCAAGAAACCACCTTCACCTTGCCCTTGTATCCATTCTGGAGCAGCATGTGACATTCTACTACTATTAGTAGGTTTATATCTATTCTTAATATAAGTTTCCATTAAAGATTCTTGAACCCATTTAGTAGCACCATCTTCTCTAACCATCTCAAATTCTTTAAATGGAAAACCAATTAAATCACCTAACTCTTCAATCTGTGAAAGATTTAATTTAATAATATTCATACCCATCTCAATTGCTAATTGCTTAACAGCTGAAGTCTTTCCAAGACCTGCATCACCTTCTACATTTATTGCAACAGGTACTTTACCTTCAGCTTGGATGTATTGATTATTACCAACTATGTGTTTTAAAAACCCTTTTAACTCTTCTACATTTAATTGAACTTGACTCATCTTTTTTAATTTTTTAAATTTCTAACTTAATAACTTTTCCGGGAAGTTCCGTGTTCATATAAGATTGCTCAGACAGCACCCACAATATAGGAGCTTTTGGCTTTACATTAGTATAACACTCACCGTCAGTAAAATACACTAAGCTAGTATATTTTCTTATATTCTCATTATAATATTCAAGGACGGGATCAAATTCTGTTCCACCTCTTCCATATATCTCAATTTCATTTTTACCTTTATAAGGTTCTATGCTTTTGATAGCAGTGTCACATTGTACTATGGTAATATCAACACCTTGTTTATAGATGTGTAATATCTCATTCATAAATTCATGTAACTCTTGATCACATACTGATCCTGAAGTATCAATAGCCAACAACATATGTTGTTTCATTTTAATCTTAAGACCAGGATTCTCAGAATATCTTTTATTCTCTTTTCTCCTTATCTTTTTAGTATACACTTTAGATGACACACCAGTAAATCTTCTCATATATCCTCTCCAATCAAATTTAGCAGGCTTAATTTCTTCCATTTCAAGTAAACCCTCAATTTCTCCAGGAATATTACCTCTTTTCTTTTCAGTCATCTCCTTAGCATCATTGAGAATCTTATTCAATTGTTTCTCAATTAGTTTTTGCTCAGCTTCAGTCATGTCTTCAAAATCAACCCAAGTAGGATGATCACTGGCCATTTCATCTCCAGCATCCATTTGATCAGCTAACTTATCAAAATTATCATCACCACTTGTGCCATTTTTGTCTTTATCTTCTTTAGCCTGTTGTAGTTTATCATAATAATATCTACAACCTGCTTTTCTATCAAGATTTAAATCAGGATAATCATCTATATTAATACCACCTTTTGGTAGTAATTCATCTGAAATATACTGATTAATCTCCATATCCATAGCTATATTAGCTAGTTTTTTATCACTAAACTTAAAATACATAGTAAGATGACCAAATGCAATGTGAAGTAACTCATGCTTGAGAAGGCCTAGCCTATGATCCTCAGATAAACTTGTCCAGAAATCTTCATTAATTGTAAGTTGATAATTAATATTATTTTTACTTACACCAGCAGTAGGAACTATTTTATTATTCCATACTTTATTTAACATGATTAAAAAGAATCCATAATAGGGCTCCTTTAACATCAAGTCTTTACTGGTTTTTGCTAAACTATCTTCTCTATTCTTCATTTTTTAATGTTATTGAGTAATTTAATTTATTAACTGGATAACCCCAGTTTGACATTGCTCTTTTTAAATCTTCAACATGAATTTCTAAATAGTAATCCATAATCCCAGGTTCTACTTTTGCAACAATTAAAGCATTAACAAGTTGTGCTGCACTTAACTTATGATCACTTTGAATACCTAATTCACGGACTCTAACAAAAACATTAGGCATATTTTCTAACCAATAATCATCACTTTTTAAACTCATACCATAAAATATGATTAACCATCCTTCAGATGCATTAATATCACAATTATTTAGTATTTCATTTGCAACAACATGATTCTCTTTATCAGGAGAATTATACATTTTATATATACTTTCAACACTTTCTCTATTCAATACTACTTTTTCCATTTCTATAATTTTGATATCACTAAGTAATTTGCATATGCATCTTCATATGTAAATGCCCAGATTCTATAGCCATCTATTATAAATAATTGCTTTTCCATAATTCTAGTTTATTTCTAAAAGTTCAGATTCAATATAATTTAATAACCCTAAAACTTCAGTTTTTTGACATGTTTCTGGGTTTTCATCATCATATTCCATATTATTAGAAATTAGTACTTCTAATTGATTTAACAAGTTTACTACTTGTGTTTCTACTTCTTTATTCATCTTTTCCATTAGTCTTCAATTTTTAAGGTTTATAATCAAGTTTTAGTTCTAAACATAACCATGCATAACTAGCATGTATTCCTTTTGATTTTTTTGGAATTAATTTCCATTCCAATAAATTAATTTTTAATGTTATTTGTCTCATCAGTCTTCTATTTTAAGTGTTTTAATCATCCATTCTGTGGGTTTATCTAAATTCTGAACCCATTCTTTAGCACTTGGGATATAATTATTACAATCCTCTTTTACATGTTGTTCTCCAACATATCTTGTATATACAGTTTTACCATCTGAGTTGACAAAAGACATTCCAAATATCTTTTCACATTCAAATATACCTTCACTATGATGTCTAAACATTCTGTGTTTACTATGCCCAATCCATTTTTTAGTTTCATCAAACCAATTATGAATTGCAATGTAATCACTCCATTCTCCACCCCATTTTCTTACTGAGGACTTACAATGTTCTAAAGGATGACTCATTTTATTTAATGTATTTTTTAATAAGTTCTTTTAAACAAGTTTCTTCAGCTATTTTTCTATTAGAATAGGAAAAACTTTTTATTACATTTTCTTCATCAAAAGAAATAGTAAATCCAAATTCTGTTTTTCCAACTTGTTGTATTGAAATTAACCAATCTGTTTTTTTATCAAACCAATTAAATACAAAAGGTCTAAGTGCCGCAACACAAGATTCTTCAGTTGTATTTTCTAACTTGTCAATAATTTCATTTGTTATGTATTTTGAATACCAGCCAACATGAGCATCTTTAATATATAACATAAGGCTCATTCCGTCATAGCCTAAATCTTTTAATTTTTTTGAAAACTCATAATTAAGATATCCAGTATCAATTTCCATTTTTTCTATTTCTTGTTTTTTATTCATTATTCTAAACTTTTATCAATTAAATTACCTTTATGATGATAAGCTACAGTTTCAATGATTCTTATATAATTGTTTATATTATAATCTCCTGAAGAAACAAGTATACATAAGTTACCAAAACCACCTTCATCGTTCCACCAATCTTCTATATCATTAAGAATTTTAGATTGTACAAACTCTTCAATTAATTTATATAATTCTTTATCTTCTAAAGCATTATTATTATTGTCCCAAGCATCAATATTATTAAATACATCTGCTGTACTTGCACAAGGTTCATTTGTATAACCAATCCATTCTATAGCACCTGAGTCTCCTCCACCATTATAGTGTACTTTAATACCTGTAATACCAAGATCAGCCAACTTAAATAAGAGGCTTGTCATTTCTAATTCTCCCATAATTATTATTTCTTATTTTTATCTTTTAAATTACCTTCATGAGTATATTCTTCCCAATCAGCAACTCTGATACTATTATTAATTGTATATGTACCAAGTTCTACATCAATATGAACATAACCACGACCACCTTCATTATTCCACCAGTCTTCTATATCATTTAATAACATTTCTTGACAGTAATCTGCAATTAAATTACTCAATACTATATCAATATCACCTAATAAATATTCTTGTTCCCAATTTTCTAATTCATCATAATTTATATCTGGATCTTGAGTAGCATTAACATATTCAATTGCTCCACTATCTCCACCACCTTCATAATATACTACAACTTTTTTAATACCATGACTAACTAAGCCAAACATTATTTTTTCTAAACTATTTTTATCCATAACTTTTTATTATTTAAACTTATAAAATTTACCAAGTATATTACCGTTTAAATATTTATCAGACTCAAGTACTCCTAATACAAATTGATGTTTAGTTTCTTGGTATGACAATTCTAATTTAGTAGTACATATCATTAGTATATCTCTTTTAATTTTTATATTGTCTTTGTGTGCTTTTTTCAGTACTTCATTGCTACTGTAATAATTTTGATAAGTAGCTTTCTTTACTCTTTTATATGTCTTTAATCTCTTATCAGTTGACATAGCCTTCTTACTCAGTTTTGTTTTAATATCTGCATAAAAATTCTTTTTACCAATATAACTAATTGATTTTCCGTCTATTATTGCAGTCATATTATAAATAAAACCTATTGCATTTTCAGGAATCATATCTTCAGTAAATTCTTTACCTTTATATATCCAACTCATAATTTTAAAATTTAAGCATCACCCTGTGGTATAATACTCTGACGTTCTTGTATAAATTTACCTGAGAATACTTCAGTTAATGTTTTTTTTACATTGATACCACCTTCTTTCTCAATAGTTTCTATTAATAATACTACTGCATGTATAAGATGTGCAGGAGTAACTCCATGTATTTTTAAACTTGTAGTAAACTTTTCTGGTGCCTTTTCATCAAATTCATAATTTATTTTAATCTTACCTTTCATATAATGATTCATTAAGTAATTTTAATACTTCTTTTTTTACTTTTTCAATACCGTGTACTTTAATAGAATCTGATACATCTTTCTCCATATCAAGAATAATAAAATCAAGATTATATCTTTCTTTATATTTCTTCATAGAATTAATACCTGCTTCATCATTATCAAATAGTACACATATCTTTTTATATTTCTCTTTAAGTTTATTTATGTTTTGCTCTTTAATCATAGTATTTTCACTATCCGGAGCAATACATTCTATATCCTTAAAGCCAAGCTTATTAAAAGCCATTATATCTTTCAATGAAGAAGTAATAACTAAATAATCTACTGTAAGTGATAGTTGTTGTGACCCTTGTATATGATTACCTAACTTTAAGAATTTCTTATTCATATTCTTAGGCTGATAAATCTTATACAATGTGCCATCTTTTTTGAAATAACCATACAGATTTAAACCTGTAATAATAATCTCAGATGTAGTACCATTAAGTTCAAGTCTGGTCATCTTATAATACTCTAATGCAGATACATTATATATTTCTAGCATCTTAGAACCAATATGATATTGTCCCCAGTATTTCTGATCAAAGTTAGACCAATGTCTAATAGTATAATCAGTTACTTTATAATTTTCATAAGTTTTAATTTCAGGAGCTTTATAAGGTTTATGATCATCTAGGTATTTAACATAGTCATTAACTATTTTATAAGAAACTTCTCCTCTATCTTTAATACCACACATATATTGTACTAATGATATAGAGTCTCCTTGATAACCTGATGAAAAATCTTTAAACTTATATGTCATTGTTGCAGCATCCATATAAATAATCATTGATGGAGTCTTTTCAGTTTTAAATACAGATTTAATTTTTATCTGCTGTCCGTCTAATTGTTCAGTAAGATTTAAATAATTCTCAAAGATCCAAATTGTTGGTACATCCTGGAATCTAATTACATTTTTAGTTGAAATCATATCTTTTAACTTTAATTAAAAAGGGAGCCCATTTCCTGACTCCCCTTTAAACTATTGTTAGTCTAAATCAAAGTCTGAGCCAACCTTAGTTGATACCTCAAAATCATCCTCACCAAATGCTTCTACCTTCTTAGCTTCTAATTTTTTAAGATGTAGAGCTTCAGAATATAGTAACTGTTTACCAGATCCAAGTTTAGCATATGCAAAACCATCTCTAGAAGATTTTGGTAAATATAAGTCATAATTTGTATAACCTGTTTTACCTTCATATTCTTTTCCTGCAATACAGAAATCTAAATACTTATCTTGATAAGGTGCTGTTTTATCAAATGCAGTGATAAACTCTTCAATTGTATTGTGCTTATTATCTTGAGCATCAAACCAATTAACTATGTCTAATGTAGTACATAATGATTTAATAAATACTAATATACTATTATCTCTAGAAATTTGTACACCTGATTTAGTTACTCCATCTGCAAATGCATATTGGCCAGATTTTACTCTACCAATTTGACCTTTATAATGACCAGCATCTGGATTTTCTTTATCCAACATAAATCCTTCAAATCCTTCAAGAGGTTCAGTCTCAAGATTAAGTATTATACTTATACCACCTGGAATAAATTTAAAATCTTCACCTACTAAACTATTAAGTTTTAATTTGTGATTACCTGGACTAATTGTTTTTGGTATTCCACTTCCACCTGTTCCGACATCTTTTGTTCCAATTGCCATTTTTCTTATTTTTATTTATTATTTATATACTTCATCCCAGTGAGTAATTATCTCACCTTTGTCATTAGCTTCACTAATAACTATTTCTGCATTTCTTAAATGCTCAGGTCTTGCACCACAAGTTGTCTCTTCATTAGTTTTAAATGATAAGAATACTTGATTACCTTTTCTGAACATATAACCAATTGCATCAGCATTAGCACAGATTAAAGACTTGATTTTACCAGTTAAATCTATATTAGCAGACATAACCATTTCACCTTTATCATCTACTTGCTTATCTTTGATATGCCCAGATAAAATAATATGGTCAGCTAATGTGTCTACATAGTTTAAAACATCAAAAAATGCTTCTCTTACATATAAATAACCAGCTCCATTTGGTAAAGTAATTACATTATCTCCATCAAAGTTTTTACCCATTGAAGTTTGCTTATACTTTTTTACAGCTAATGGCATTACCATTTCTTCTAATGCAGTTACAGTATCAATAGTAATAAACTTATAAGGTTTACCAGCTTCTAATACTTCTTTACCAATTGCTAGCAACTCTTTAAGATTACTTGCTTTAACTTTTAATGCATCTACATAATCAGTTCCATTCTCCAAATCAATAATTAAATTGTCTTCTAAACCAGCAAATGCAGTAGTTTTACCTGTTTTTGGCTTAGAATAAATAATTAATCTTTTTGGATTGACTCTTGTTGCACCTACTTTCTTAGTGGGCAATACTAATCCTTCACTCATACTTTTATTTTATTAAATCATTTAACCATTTTTTATTACTTACTGGTTTCTGTAATAGAATGGCAGCTAGATCTCTTACAGTTAAACTGCTTAAAGGAGCATCTAAATCTGAATCCATTAAATCATCAAAATCAGGAAATAACCCTTCCGTTTCAGTACTTTTAATTTCAGTTTTAGTTTCAGTTTTAATTGCTGTCAGTTCAGATACAGGAATAAGATATCTTACATGCCCATTTGCATTAGGATCTGTAGTTTCATACTCCTCATCATAAAATGAATTATAACTCCATTTATATAATGTTCTTGTTGGGTCTTCAGAATCTAATGTAATACTTACGTATTCAGTATAGATATCTTCTCCTTTTGATAATTCACTCTTAAAGAATCCCATATATAAATCATCTTTACCATAGGGTCTATAAGCACATTTAGGTATATATAGAGGACTAGTTATACCTAATGCATCAAATACTTTTTGATGGTACTTTACCATCTCTTCAGTTTTTTCTTTTCTGTTAAAACTAGCACTGCTGCTGTCTTTTGTTGTTAATGCCATATATTAATTATTTGGTTCCAATTCTTTTTTCTTGTTGTGCTGGAGTATTCATTTCTACTATACTCATTCTTTCAAACTCAGCTTTAAAGAAACTTAATCTAGTATCACCATTTCTACATTTAAGAAAATGTAATACCATTACCTTATCATTTTCAATTATATATCTATCAGGACCATAGAATCTGATTTTCTGTTTAGCTGGTCTATTAATACCAATTACAGTATCTGCATGTTGTAATAAAGCATCAGCACCAAATATATCTGATTCTAATACATAATTACTATACTTTCCATCTTCTGATCTCTCAGGATTATCTATATTCCTGTTTAATTGACTTAATATAATGAATGCTATCGGGTAAACTCTTTTAAGATTTGTTAATGCTTCACCAAGGTTATTTAAAGTTTCATTCTTATCTCTTTCAGTTTGTGCTTTTTTTACAAGTAGAGAATGGTCAAGAGAAATTAAAGTCTTTTTATATTTCCTTATACCTTCTTCATCTACTTCAGAATGATGTGACATATACTCATGTATAGTTCTGATAAATTCATCTACTGTACATGGTTTTTCTACTATATCAATGGGATACTTAATCTTTTGTTTAGCATAGTCATAACATTTCTGTAGATCTTCAGTTGATAATTGACCATCTGCACTACATAAATACTTATATGACTTACCAATAATACTTGAATACTCTCTAATTGCAGATGACCTAGCTAACATTTCAAATTGAAACTGTAAAACTCTAAAGTCTTCTGCAGGATTAAGAATAAAAGATTCTCTTACTATTTGCTCAACAATTAAAGTTTTACCACTTGCAGGTCTTCCTCCAATTACAGTCATAGTATTCCATTCAATACCATCAGTCATTGCATCATTAAACTTAGGCCACGGTGTTCTAAGACTTTTAATCTCACCTAACATTCTGCCTTTTAAATAATGTAATGATTCCTGGAAACCTTCTTTTTGGCTAACCCACTTAGAATTAACTGTTTGCTTAAGTGCCATATACAATAAT